GCTAAGGTGAGGGAGGGGACTCCCACCTGACCGAGACCTATTTTTCGACCTAACCTTTACAAACAAAAAAGGTTTATATAGACAGCTAGCTGTCAGTGTATAACTTTCCCGTACGGTGCCTACTTAGCCTACGGCTATAATTGTGGTTATTGGGTCGCCCGTGGAAAATTCCGTCCAAAGGACTATTTGTAAAATTCCAATTTCTCGGCTAGAATTTTCTTATGTACATAGAGACCTTTTGGTCTCGACATGGAAGGATGTATTGGCTAGGATGGCTCGTATATCTTTTACAACTCGAGGAATTAGCATGGCAAATAGACTTAGAAGAGTATTGATAGGTGGAGTATTCAGCACGATAAGCGTAGGTGCAGATACAAGTTTAGTTAAGGACGAAGAGAAAGTTGTTCTGACAAAGAAGAAAGCTCCTACTAAGAAAGCCCCAGCCAAGAAGAAGGCTGTAGACAAGAAAGCAGCCCCAATAAAAGATACGTCTGGGACAGACAATTTAAAGTTATAGGCAAATGTCTGCAAACGTAAAGCGTGTATCTACAGGATACCGTCCGAGGGATTGGCAGGCCAAGGCACACGTTCAACTCAAGCGACATAATGTTCTAGTCTTTCATCGTCGAGGTGGTAAGACTGTCTTTGCTGTTAATCACATGATCGATAAGGCATTAAACTTCAATTTAGATTCAAGTATGAAGGATAAGGATGGGAACGTCCTGATCAACCCTCAGTTTGCTTTCGTTGCCACTACAGTAGGGCAGGTGGAGAAGATTGCTTGGCAGTACTTCAAAGATTACATGAAGAACATTCCTGGGGTTAAGTTTAATGAGCAGAAGTTGAGGATAACTTTTCCTCACCCTAGAGGGAAATGTACTATCTACCTCTTCGGAGCAGAGAACTTTGATGCAATGAGAGGGATTTTCTTGGATGGATACGTCCTAGATGAGTTCGCGGATATGCATCCTGATGTGAGGAAGAAGGTTCTTCGTCCAACCATTTCAGATAGGCTGGGCTGGGAAATTATAATTGGTACTCCTAAAGGGGCCAACAACTTTAAGAAGATTTACGACCACGCCAGGAAGAGTGATGACACCAAATGGTTCAGCTGTCTGTTCCGAGCTTCCGAGACAGGAATAATTAACGATGAAGAATTAGCAGATATAAGGGCGGAAGATGAAGAAGCCTATCAGCAGGAGTACGAATGTGATTGGAATGCAGCTCCTTCGGGAACTTACTACCACAAGTATATGGTTGATGCTCAGAATGAGGGGAGGATCTGCGGGGTCCCCTACAATCCAACCGTACCCGTTATCACCTACTGGGACCTTGGATTCAACGACGACAATCCAATTTGGTTTGTTCAGGAGGTAGGTAGAGAGCTTCATATAATTGATTATTATGAGGAGCATGGGAAAGGTTTGGAGCACTATGTGAAGGTGTTGAATGATAAGCCCTATCACTACGCTGCCCATAAACTTCCCCATGATGCGGACCAAACAGAACTATCCATAGGAAAATCAAGGGTGGAATTCCTCGAGGATCATGGTTTAGAGAATATAGAGGTGCTGGAGAGAACCGCGAATATAGCGGAAGATATCCACGCAGTTCGGATGATCCTACCCATATGTTGGTTTGACGCAGTCAACACCTACGACGGACGGGAGGCACTTTCCTCGTACGAAAGAGCTTATGACTCTAGGGAGCAGGTCTATAAGGAGAAGCCCAAGCATAACTGGGCATCTCATGCCGCAGATGCTTTCCGTGGGTTGGCGGTTGACTATCGCCCTGGATTTGGTACCATGGGGAGAAGTAGTGATGACTTCCCGGATACGGCGGACACGGACTACGATTGTCACGGGTGACAACTAGGAGATAATATGAGTTTATTTAGTTTGTTTTCCCTAGGATCGGAGATGAAGACCAATCTAGACTTGGGTGAATTAGACACCATCTCTGGAGTGGAAGGACTCTTAGGTCCCGAATCTCTTTTCACACTAGGTGAAGAGCGGAAGAAAGGCAGAAGTCGGGTTCTTTCGGAAGTGGCAAAGGCCAAGGAATCTGCGAAGCTATCCACAGGGACAGCGACTAAAATAGATAAACTTCTCAAAGATAACAAGTTTGAGGAGGCCCAAGCACTATTGGATGAAGAAGTCGGAACCTCTGAAACCAGACGGGCCTCCGTTCTTTCCGCCTCTTCAGGTAGAATAGGGAAGAAAAGCAATGCAGCTCTCTCCAATATAGCTTCGTCTCAACCACTAAATTCCATCCTTTAAGAGGTACATATGGCACAAAAAGTTAAGCAACCAGGCGTAGCAGACCCCAAGGCAGTACGGCTTGTAAAGCTCCATGACCAGAAGAAGGGTGAGAGATCTAACTGGGAGTCTCATTATCGGGAGGCTTTGAAGTATACAATTCCTTCTATGGACAATGTATATTTCTCCCGGACTGATGGGGCGAAAGAGAACACTCATTTATACGATGGGACAGGCGGGGAAGCGGTAGTTGAATTGGCCGCGGCCATGCAATCGCTGACATCCAACCCGGCAGCTAAATGGTTTGAGTTCACTACTGGGAATCCAAAATTAGATTTAGAGACAGAGGTAATCAAGTACCTCCAAGATGTGGGGGACATTATCCACGATATCTTGGCCGGGTCTAATTTCTACTCTGAGAACCTATCTAACCTTATGGATGTGGGTATCTTAGGCACCACCTCCCTTTTCGCAGGAGAGGATGATGTGGATATAGTTAGGTTTAAGGCCACACCCATCTACGAGGTTTATCCTCGTTACGATATCATGGGCAGGGTCTATGATCTCTCAAGAGAAGTAGAGATGGACTACGGGCAGCTCGAGCGAAGGTTTGGGGCGGATAAGTTGAAAGAGTTAGACGCCAATAAGGATGCCCAAGTATCAGAAAATCGAAAGTATAAGGTTATTCATTATATAGAGGCGACTAAGAATAAAGGAACTCCAGGGGCGTTTGACTCTAATTGGGTTCTCCGTTCTCCTTCCGTAGTATTGGAAGAGAAGATATTCCATGAGATGCCATATGCGTGTCCGAGATTCATGGTTATGCCAGGTGAAAGTCTCGGAAGATCTCCTTCAATGATGGCGCTTCCAGACCTCAAAACTCTAAATTCTATGGCGAAGACTGTGTTGCAAGGGGCCCAATTGGCCATCCTACCTCCAGTAAATGTCACCGATAGAGGACTTCTCCGACCGCTTAAGATGGTTCCAAGTGGGGTTAACTATACAAGGAAAGGATCTGAGATTAAGCCTATTACACTAGGTGCAAATCCACAGATAGGTGTCGACCTTCTATCTTATTACGAGGGGAAAGTCAGGAAGAAATATTTCCTGGATAAGCTCCAAATAGCCTCCAATGATAGAATGACAGCTACAGAAATCGTCCAGAGAAGAGATGAGAACTTTAGAGGTGTTAGTCCAATCTTCGTCCGTTGGGATGACGAGTACACGAAACCGACTATCAGCAGAGTATTTGCTATAGCGGGGCGGAAAGGAAAACTACCTAAGGCCCCAGCAGCTTTGGCCAATAATAGGGATCTAGGGATCAAGTACACTTCTGTTATGGCCCAAGCCCAATTGGCAGGCCAAGCAGAGAATCTTAATAGAGTATTTGCCAACACAGCACCTATCCTTGAAGCCAAGCCAGAGGCGTGGGATCTATTCAATGCCGACACGATTATTAAGGGTAATATTAAGAGGTTTAGTGTTGAAGGCGATTTCTTGAATTCAGATGCTAAAGTGAAAGAGATCAGGAAAGCCAGAGCAGAAGCCCAAGCGGCAGCGGCAGAGCAACAAGAACAGTTGGCCAACGCCGAGACAGTAAATAAAATAACTCCAGCAATGAAAGGTGGAGAAGTATAACTAGAAACGAGGAACGAAATGACAGAGGAAAAGAAGCCAAAGGTCTCAGCCGAGACCAAAAGACAACGTGCAGAGGTTAAACTATTAAAAGAATGTTTCGATAATTCCGTGGGGAAAGCGGTTCTCAACCAATGGATTAAGGATTACATCATTGATGTTATCCCTCCTGCGGAGCTCCCACACATGCAGTACTTTTTGGAAGGACAGAGATTCTTTGTCAATAAGCTCCTGCAAACCTTAAATATAGACCCGTCAACAATCATGGCCGCGGCGGATGAGGAGTCTAATCCCCACGAAGTCGATTAACCGTAGACCCTAAGGAGGAATATCTATGAAACTTTTGAATTTTCTAATTTACATTTTAGCCTGTAATGGCGGCTGGATTTGCCCAGAAGGCGACCCACCTCCAGCAGACCCACCGGCAGATCCACCTAATGTTTTGGATCCACCTCCGGCAGACAAGCCTGGGGATGAGGGGTATGTGGCCCCAAGTATCTGGGGTGAGGCAAAGCCAGAGTTCCCAGAAGGGACTGAAGCGGATATTATGGAGTCCCCTAGCTTGAAGCCCTTCCTAGCGGACGGGAAGCTCAACTATGCGAACATTCTGAAGTCTTATGTCCACACCAAGAAGCAGGTTGGGCAGAATAATGTGGCCCTTCCTAATGAGCATTCAACTGAAGCGGAGCTAGATGAGTTCTATTCTAAGATTGGATTCACTCCAAATAAGGAAGAGTATTCAGTAGCAAAGCCAGAGGATTCTAAGCTTGGAGATGATTTCTTAAACTCAGTTAAAGATTTCGCCCATTCAAAGAGAATTCCGGTTGCGGTTGCCAATGAATTGGTTAAGTTTTTCGAGGACCAAAACACTGCAGGGACCAAACTAGCGGATGATAATCGGTCTACCCGAATCACAGAAGAGTATGCCAAAGTCCAGAAAGAGTGGGGAGAAGCCACAGATTCTCGTAAATTAGGTGCTGCTAACTTCCTTCAAGACCATGCTTCTGAGGAATTCCGTAATTACCTAAAGGATTCCGGACTTCACGAGGAGCCAGCAATTATCAAATTCTTTGGCGATCTTCACCATAAATTCAATAAAGAGGACACCACAGAAGGTGGAACCGTGGCAACCACGCTCACTCCAGTAGAAGCTTCTGCAAAGATTGCCGAGATACGGGCAAGTGTACCTTATAATGATCCTCAACATCCACAGCACAAACACGTTGTGGCCGAGGTTTACAGGCTATATCAGACGAAAACTGGCGAAAGGCGTTAATTTTTTTAGGGCGGGGGTTGACCTCGCCCACCCTTTTAGATTAAGATAAGGATAGGTTAGGTAGGAATATCACATTTCGTGACCCACAAAGTTCCCGACCAAGCCGGACCCAATAGGATAATCCGTCGAAAATTGTTATTTTTATGAACTTTTTTAAACGGAGGCCACATGGCTAATATCACAGAAGCAATGGTGGACATGTTCTCAGCGAACGTAATGCACCTTTCACAACAAAAAGGGTCAGTTCTTTCTAAGCACTGCCGAATCGAAGCCCAAGAAGGCGAATCTAAGTTTTACGACAGAATCGGAAAACGAAGCATGCGCAAGAAAGAAGGCCGTCACTCAGACGTAATTTATGTCGACACTCCACACAGTCGTCGAATGGTTACAACTGAAGATTGGTATGATGCTGATCTCGTTGATGACGAAGATAAGTTAAGAGTTATCATGAATCCTGAGTCAGAATACGCCATTGCGATGGGTATGGGACTTGGACGCCAGAAAGATGAAGAAGTCATCGCTGGTGGTCTTGGTAATGCTTACGGCGGGAAGAAAGGGCAAACAGTTATTGCACTTCCAAATTCTCAAAAAATTGCTGCTTTTGATGGCGCGACAGCTACCGGTGTAGCAATGAATGTTGCAACTCTTAGAGCAGTTCGTAAGAAGTTTAAGCAGAATGAGTCAATCGCCAAAGGCGAGAAGCTTATCTTTGCTTGGGCAGCTCAACAAGCTGACGACCTATTAGGGACAACTGAAGTCACAAGTTCTGACTTCAACACAGTTCGTGCTCTAGTTAACGGTGAAGTGGACACATTCATGGGCTTCCTTTTCGAAGAAACTGAATTGCTTCCTTTCAACGAAGCTGCAGTAACTTATAGTGTTACTGATGGTTCAGTTGGAGCTGGTGCAGGTACAGTATCTATAGGCGAAGGCCGTAGATGTATGGCCTTCACAGCCAACCGCGCTATCCTTCTCGCTTCTGGCGCAGAAGTTAATGGCCGAATTACTGAAATTCCTGGTAAGCATTATGCTAACCAAGTCTACGCCAAGTTGAACATTGGTACGACTAGAATGGAAGAAGTTCAGGTTGTTGAAGTAATCTGTAAAGAAGTATAAATCTTAGGGGGAGCTCGACTCCCCTTTATTTGGAGGCTATATGGCAGCTTATTATGCTGAGAATTACACAGACATCAATATCACAAAACCGTCTGTGAAAGTTAAGAAAGGTGAAATTGCTGGGCGTAGACGATGTCTTTTCGACATCCGAACAATCACAGAAACTCTCCAGGTCGGAGACACCATCGCATGTTGTGGATCAATCCCAGCAAACTCTAGAGTTCTTGATGCAACTGTAAAAGTTGACAAGTCTTTGGGCGCGACAGGTATCTTTTCACTAGGTCATGGGGCCAACGAAGTTGATTCTGCAGATGCAGACGCTTTCATCGTTGCAGCCAATGCTGGTGGACAAGCCGTTCTTGCTAAACCAACTGAAGCTTCTGTAGGGATCCACAAGCGTTTCGAAAGTGAAACAGCTATTATCCTTACTGTAACTGAAGTTCTTGATGGATCCGTTACTGACGGAATCATCTCGGTTGACGTTGAGTACATAAACGACTAGAAATTCACTTCGTTCCATCGTAGTGTTTCGGGGTCCGCTCCTCTCCTCAGGTAAGGGCCCCACATTTTTAGGGAGTTTATATTATGGCTAGCAAAACTGATATCCTTAACAGAGCATTCGGTCGGATTGGCGTAGACCGCACAACGGACTATTCTGATGACAATCCTAGAGCGGAAGCTGCCAGAGATGTTTACACCCCAGTAAAAGAGGAAACCCTTTCAGCATTCCCGTGGGCCTTTGCCATTAAGAGAGTAACTCTGACAGCAATTGTCGACACTCCAGACTTTGGTTGGACCTACTATCTCCAACGTCCCACAGATATGCTCTATGCTATCGACGAGGACAATGAGACCTCCTTCGCAGAAGAAGGGGACAAGATGGTGAGCGATTCAGACACGCTTAAGTTACGTTACGTTTCAAAAGATGTCTTAGAGGCTAGATTCAGCCCACTTTACGTGAAGCTTTTGGCAATTAATCTCGCTATTGAGCTCACATACAAATTCGAAAATAAATTGGAAGCTAGGACCCAACTCCTTATCGAGAAGCAAGATATTGAGGATGAGGCCAGACACGCTATCTCAATGAGCGGAGACCCCGAGAATTATGAGGTTTCAGAGTTCATTACTGTGAGATTCTAATGAAGTTTAACAAAGCTTTAACTAGTTTCGCGTCGGGAGAACTAGACCCCAAAGTACGAGGGAGAACAGAATCTCCAACTATAGCCACTGGTCTTAGGACCATGCTCAATGCGCTTCCCTTCCGATCAGGTGGGGGTTTTAAGCGACCAGGCACAGAGTACTTACTCAAGATGGACAGCGCCACAGGCAATGACTATCTAACAAATCCCACAGATACCAATGTCCCTTCTAGGATTATTCCTTATGTTCACAATGACGAGTCCTATCTTTTGGTGCTCAGGCAAGCCTTTTCGGTTGCCACTTTGGCCACTAACGCTGAGAAGGTCATCCGTCTATTCAAACACGATAAATTGGCAGGAACCTTCACAGAAGTGACCGTAATAGCCTCCAATACAATCACCTTCTTCGCACTTAGCATTAGTGGGTTTAACTACGAGCAAGTGGGGGATGTGCTAGTAATCACACACATTTCTGGGCTCATAGCCCCTATGTATTTAGTTCCCGGCGAGATATCTGGATTCTCCTTCTCCACAATTGCAGAAGATGTCAGCGACACTTACCCTTACGGAATGGGGATTAATGAAGTTCTTAAGGTGCCTTATTTCCCAGAGAACACATCCACAAGGCAGATGACTCCTGGGGCGACCACAGGCAACACTACATTAACCACTATCTTTCCTTTCTTCCAGCCCACACATGTTGGGGCCTACTTTAGGCTAATTCATGGAGCTGTAGAGGGTGTAGCGATAGTGACAGGATACAATTCCCCCACTTCAGTCAATATAACCGTGAAGGTGGACTTCGGAAATAACATAGCTACTGCAGCTTGGAAAGAGTCGGCATGGTCGAACTACCGTGGATGGCCTAGGACAGTCGGATTCATCTACGAGAGGATAGCATTTGGGGGCACACCTTTTACCCCGGACACTGTGTACATCACAGAAGCCGGGAAGCTTAATCACCTCATGTCTTTAAGACTCGTTCAAGATCAAGGCTCTGCTACAGACGTTTCCGGGATAGGGTATTTCGGGGACGATATCATTAGAGATGCTTTCAACTTCGTTCCAACGGGCGCTAGGGCAAATAGAATAACCTGGATGACTTCGGGTAAAAACCTAAATGTAGGAACCTCAGGCGGGGAATTTACAGTGGGGGCAGGCACTCTGGGGTTTGGCTTCAATAGCGTAGTCTCAGAGACACAAACTGCCCATGGCGGGAAAGCCGTTCAAGCAGCTCAAGCAGCCAATCTAGCACTTTTCGTATCTAAGGATGGGAGAAGGCTCAGAGGGTTTAGGTTCTCAGAAGAGAATGGCTCCTTTATCGCTCCAGACCTTTCAATAGCTTCTGGGCACATTTACAGACATTTTGATACTTTCGAGGACAATGTAGATAAGCAGGGATTCACTCAGATGGAATGGCAGGAAGAGACAAGTACTCTCTGGCTAAGGACATCTC